ATACTTTATAAGTAAAAAATATTAATTCGCAAATAAAAATTGAAAATAATTATATTTAATTGAATAAAAAGCATCAAATATAATTTAAAATGCACACAAGTATTTCATCAAGTAATAAATTTTGAGATATATTTTAAAATATATTTATTGAACATAATCAATAATTGTGATATAATATTAACATGATCATTAATTATGTAAGTGGTAGGTATTATAATAAAAATAAAAAATTGAAATAAAAATATATTAATTTATTAATTCAATTATAAATAATTCAATTATAAATAAAATGAATAATAATTCAACAGATTCTTGGCAACAATTTCAAAATAATCAATTTCAAAATAATCAAAATCAAAATAATCAAAATCAAAATAATCAAATGACACGAACTTGGAATTATTTTTATAATGAAAATCATGCAAAATTTGAATATTTAAGTAAAAAAACAAATTCATCATGGAAACAAATAAGAAAAAACAACGAAGACTGGAACTATCAATATTAATAAAAATTAAAAATAATTACATTTAATTGAATAAAAAGCATTAAATATAATTTAAATATATACTAGTATTTCATCAAGTAATAAAATTTTATCAAGTAATAAAATTTAATTTCAAATTAAAATGACAAAAAATATAATTAACATATAGACAAAAAGATTAAATAAAAATTTGAGTAATTAATCAGACATCAGACATATTTTTTTATTTTTATTAAAATATTTTTATTGAAATAAAAAAATTGAAATAAAAAATTGAAATGATAAAAATAAAATAAAAAAAAAAATAATAAAGTAACAAAAATGGGTGATGAATATTATGAAGATTATTCTAGTAGAGGATTTATTTATAGATCAAATGGTAATTTATTTAGTTATAATTTAGATTTGGATGGTAATATTTTTACAAAAAAAAAATATAATTTTGAAGAAATATTTGAAAGATTGATTGAAATTTATCCCAAAATAAGAAATGATTATAAATTTCTTAAACGTGCATTAATTAATTGTTTACGTTCAAAAGGAAGTGAAGAAATTGAAATTGACGATGATGAAGCAGGTATGGATGACATTTTATCTAATTTAACTTTATACATAAATTCAAATGTTGTCGTTTTTAAATATATATTATTATGTGAAGATGAAACAAAACAAAAAATATTTCAAATTTTATTGGATAATCATGTAATTGAAGAAACTAAAATTGTATTGAATAATTAAAAATAAAAATAAATAAAAATAAATAAAAAATAAAAAATAAAAAAATAAGTAATTAATCAGACATCAGACATATTTTTTATTTTTATTAAAATAAAAAAATTGAGTTATTTTTTTTAAATGAATGTTACAAATTAATAATAAAAAGTAAAAATTGCAAAATAAATATAAAAATACAAATGGGAGCTTTAGCACTTTCAATAATAGGAACATTTAATGATGATTTACTTAAAGAAAATTCATTTGACGCAGTTTATCCAATGAATGAATATTATCAATACAAATATGATAGTTATGAACAATGTGAAAATAAAGAATCAAAAATTAAAAAAACAATTTCTTATGCAGATATTAAATTATTTGATCAGAAAAAATGTGATGCGAAACATAATTTAATAGTAAAACAATGCTTAAAATATGAAGATGTAAAAATAATATTAAATTTTGAATTAATGGAAAAAATGGTTAATGAAGATGAATATGTGATGGATCAATATGGAATAATTTTGAATAAAGTATAATAATAATAGTTTTTTTATATTTATGCAACTATGATGAATATTATAAATATAATAATTGTAATAATATTAATTATAATAATATAAATATAATAATGTAATATTAATTATAATAAAAATATAAAAATATAAAAATAAAATATTTTGATAATGTTTGCTGTTGAATTAAATGAAAGTTATGAAGAACAACAAAATATAATTTTTTCAATACATTGTTTTAGAATGTCTTGTACTAAATTTTCATTTATAATGTCTAAATATATTTTTTTATTGGAATTAGTAATATTTGGAATTATTTACTTTATACTCCTTTGCACATTTAAAACGCTGTTTGTAATAAAGAATATAATTAAATAAGTACAAAACTACTTAAAGATATATATATATATTATAATATGGAAGATGAATACTGCGATATTTGTGGAAGGGAATGTGATGGAGTTCATAGTATTAAAATAAATAATAAAGAAAAAATAATACAAAAAATGACAAAAATACTTGAAAGTTATGACGAAAAAGTGGTTGATGAAATTATAAAACAAATCTATGAAAATCGGCGTAAAACAAACAATGAGTAATAATAAAGATACAACTGATTTATTTATAATATTTGGAATGATATTTGCAATTCATATTTTATTTCAATTACGATCAACAACAATTGAATGTAATAATAGAATATCTGACATTTCAAATGTATAATTAAAAAATTATGGATTAAAACGTATAGCTGGATTAAAAACATTGAATAATCCATCATAAACAACTTGAAATCCTATTTCTTCCAAATCTGCTTTATATGGTCCACTTTGTATAACATTTAATTTACCATCAACTACATTACATAATAACCATGTATTTCCATAAATATTATATAAATCTTTCTTATTTTTATAAAATAATTTAATTAACATTATACTGTTATATTTTAATTCATTTAATATTTTAAAATTAGTTATTTCATTTATTTTGTAATTATTTATTTTGCAATCATTCATTTTGTAATTATTTATTTTATTAGTTTTTATATTGAATATTGTTGAATTTTATTTTAAAAAATTTAAAAAAATAAATCAATTTTTATTTCAAATAAAAATAAATTAATAGTGTAATAAATTAATAAAAATTGAAATACTTTTTAATATAATTATAAAAGTACATAAATCTTTAAAACAAAACAAAACAAAACAAAAATGTTAAAATCAATTCTTCCATATGAATTAGTCGAAGGTGAAACTTATAATGTAGAAATTATTGATAATAGATATGAAGAATATCAACATGATTATGATTATGAAATTAAAGGGAAATATGTATATTTAAGACAATTAAATCAATATACTAATTTGTTACAAATGGATGTTAATTATTATCAATTTTATAATGCAACAACAAAAAGAACAATTAATATTTTTGAAAATGATAGAAGTATAACAGATAGTGCTGGAAGATATTATTTAATATGTGATAGTTTTGGAAAACCTTACGAAATAAGTGAACCTTATAGCATAGATGAATTAAATTATTATTATGCACCAACAGATATATTAAAAATTAATATTTATAAAGAAACTTATGCAAAGAGAGCTAGAAAATAATAAATAAATATATAATATTTTCACCACATATTATATAATGTCAATTTTTAATTTAGGTAATACATACATATTTAAAATTAAAGGTGAAGATAATACTCCAACATTTTTTAAAGCAAAGTGTTTATTTTCATCTGAATATACTTCGGAAGCATATTTTATAATTTTATCTTTTAAAGAAAATGCACAATCTCGTGACAATTATGATTTACGAAAAATTAGAGAAATTGATTTAGATAGAATTCAACCTTTTAATAATATTCAATATAATGATTTTAAAAATGATTTTAAAAAAACATTTTTTTTTTCTGTAATAGTTGAACAATTTAATGTAATAAATAATGGAACACTTATAAGTAATTCTAGTAGTATATTTACTGGTGAAAATTTAACATTAAAAATAATTAAATCTAAAATTTTACCAATTGATGAATGGAAAGAAAGTGACATTCGTGGAGAAAATAACAATATATTATCAAATGCTCAAATTCCAGCTGATATTACAGCTTATACAAGAAAATTTTTGGGTGGAAAAAGTAGAAGAAATAAAAGAAGAAAAAGATTTGTAAAAAAATCAAAAAAATATGTAAAATAAATAATTTATATAAAAAATATATAAATTAATACACATAAAAAATAAATTAATAGAATTAATATTTAATTATATAAAAATATTTGATTAAAATTTCTTAGTTGTTAATTTTTATTTTGATCATATTTAATATTATTGTATTTATATTTATTATGAATAATAAACACAAATATAAACTATAAATTTTTCATTGATCATGATTGGACAATATTCATCAGTATTTTTTTTAATTTCTAGATGATAACCATGATCATAATTTAATACTAATTTAAATTTTATTGGTAAATAAGTTAATAAATATTGTTGTATATGTGGAAATAATTTATTTTCAATATCGTTTGTTGGTGGTCTAATATTTGTAACTTTAATATTTGATACATCAAAATGGTCATCAAACATATTAAAGTTGTTGAATCTTTTCAAATGATTTGTTTCAATTTGACATTGAATGTTATCTAAAGTATACATATAACTTTTAATATTATAACATTTGAATAGCTCATAAGAACTTATTAAATTTAAGCGTAAATTTCCAAAATAAACAGCATTTATTGACAAATAATTGTAAACTTTTTTTAATAGAATTAAATCATCACCTTTTTGTTGTATTCTTTTTTTATTATTTATTTGATTTTGAATATTATTTATTTTATTTTGAATTTTATACATTTCATTTTTAATTTCATTCATTTTTTCTTGTAATTCATTTTTTTGAATTATTAATGTTTCATTATCAATTTCATCATCAATTTCATCATTAATTTTACCATCAATTTCATCATTAATTTCATCATTGATTTCATTGTTAATTTCATTGTTAATTTCATTGTTAATTTCATTGTTAATTTCAAAATTCATTTTTAATTATTTATTATTATGTTATTAAATTAAATAAAATAATAAATAAAATAATCAATTTTTTAATAAATATATTTATTAGAAATAAATTAACAATTTAATTTTTTAAATTAAAAAAATTGAAAAGTATTTTTAAATTAAATTATATTTCATAACAATAAATATATTAATAAAAAATAATCAAATGTCAATGATTAGATTAATAAAAAATAATCAAATGTCAAGAAATATAACAATTTATGATTTACTAAAATTAAATTTAAATAATGATATTTTGGAAAATGATGATAAATTAAGAATATAATCCATGTTAAATAAACTTGATAATAATAAATTTTATTTAGGAGGACAAATAAAAATGAATAAGGATGAATATATAACTTTTGATTTAATAAATGAATGTCGTCAAGAAAATGAAAGAAAACTAAAATTATATGGAATTACTAATTCTTTTGAACAAATTATGGTAAGAAATCACGATTCATGTTTAATAATTATTGAAAATATGTTAATTAATTATCATATAATATAAATAATTATAATGAACTTTATGAATTATACATATTTTTTTATTTTTTATTTTTAATTTTTTAAATCATTGAAATATAAATTAAAAAAAATTGAATTATTATTAATTTAAAGATATTCAATTATAATTAATTAAATAAATAATTTATATTTTATAAAATGGGAAAAAATACACATGGAGGAGCAGGTCATAAAAAATTTGCAAGAAAACATAATGCACCAACAAATATTAAAGCATCATCACATATCAGAACAAGCGAAGATCCAAATGAAGTATATGCTATTGCTACAAAAATGTTAGGAAATAATATGTTAGAATGCTATTGCATTGATAATAAACCTAGGCTATGTCACATTCGTGGTAGATTTGCGGGAAGAAGTAAGCGTGATAATATTGTTAATGTTGGTACATGGATTTTAATTGGATTAAGAGAATGGGAAGTAAATTCTTCTAATTCTATTTCTGTTAATAAAAAAAATAAATTAGAACAATGTGATTTATTAGAAATTTATTCAGGAATAGCTAAAGAAAGATTAAAAGAAATAGTTGATGAAAATTGGCATATATTAAATTCTCATGATTTATCAAAAGTTGATACAAATTTATCAAAACCTAATGAAAATGGAGGAGAAAGTGATGATGAATTAAAATTTATAACTGAAAGAGATGAAGAAATTATGAGATTAACTGAAGAAATGAAATCAAATACAAGCAAAAAAATTACTTTTAAAAATACAACTATAAATGAAAATAATGATGAAGATACACTTATAACTTATGATGAAAATGGAGAAATTAATGTTGATGATATTTAATATATTTAAATTTGATTGATTATTATTTTTTTTAAATATTTTTACAATTTTACTTTTTAAATAAATATATATTTTAAAAATAATTTAAAATATAATTATTATTTATTTTAATTAACATATTCAAATGAATTTAAAAAATAAAGAAAATAAAAAAAGTAATTTTAATTTTGAATATTATACTTATAAAAATGGAAAAACTATAAATATTAAAACTGGATTGGAAATAAAAAATGAAAATGAAAATAATATAACACATGAAGAAATTGAAAAAATATTTTTTGATATGGCTTATATTATTGAATCAAATTCAAAAAAATATTCTAAAAAGTACGATGAATTAAATGGTGAAGGTGCTTATGAAAGAGATTATAGATTAACAAATAATTATTACAATGATTATGATGATTATGATGATTATGAGGATAATGATTATGAGGATAATGATTGCAATAATAGTTATAATATTAATAATTATAAAGATTATGATGATTATAATGAGTGTAATAATTTAAATTTTGATAAATAAACTATAAAAATTATATATTATTAAAAAATAATATATAAAAAATTAATATTATTTATAAATAAATGGAACAAATTAACAATGAAATTATTGAATTTAATGAAACTGATTTAGAATATGAATTTATTTTTGAATTTGAAAATATAAATAACAATAATAAAACTGATAATAATAACAATATAAATAATAATGAAAATATTAATGATAATAACAATATAAATAATAATATAAATAATAATAATTTAAGTAACATTATTGAAACAATTGATATTAAAAAATATTTTTTAAAAATATTTAATTATAGTGCAAATAAACAATTATCAAATTTAACACCAAAACAAATAATTGAAAATCCAAATAATTATGAAATTTATAAAAATTTTGAAAATGATGTTTGTCAACTTTTGAGATACATTTATATTTTTGATGTTGATACAACTTTTAATAATAAAATTACAGCAGATATTATTAAAAAAGGTTATTTAGCTAGATTTATTAATTTAACTTGTTTTATGAGAGATGTAAAAGGAAGAGAAAATACATTATTATCATTTTGTTTACTTTATTTTTTATGGAAATATAATTCAAAATTATCAGAATACTTATTTGAACTTTTTGTTAAAAAATATGGATCATGGAAAGATGTAAAAAAATTTTATAGATTCATTACTATAATTTATGATGATAAATTGAATTCATTATATTTTAATGATAATAAAAATATCATATTTTTTTTGGTAAATTTTACAAATAAACAACTAGAAAAAGATATGTTTAATTATGACATGTCCAATTATAGTGAAATATCATTAGCTAGTAAATGGATTCCTCGTGAAAAATCTGAATATAATAAATTGTATGAAATGTTATCATGTAATTATTTTTCTCATTATTTTATTAAAAATAAAAAACAAAGTGCTATTAATAAAGCAAATATGAATTATCGTAAAATTTTATCAACATTAAATAAAAAATTAGATACATTACAAATAAAACAATGTGGCAAAAAATGGTCAAAAATATCTCCTGAAAAACAAACAAATGCAAATATGAAATTGCAACTTAATTCATTTTTAAATTTAACATTAAAAAATGAAGAAAGATATGAGTTAACAGATCGAATTATATGCGCTAATAATTTTAAAGAATATTTTTCGGAAAATAATGATACAAATAATGAAAATAATGAAAATAATGCAAATGATGCAAATGATTTAATTAATGAAAATAATAATAAAAATAATAAAAATAATAAAAATAATAATAAAAATAATGAAAATAATGAAAATAATGAAAATAATAAAAATAATGAAAATAATGAAAATAATGAAAATAATATAAAAATAAAAAATATTATATTAAGAAATTGTGATGATTTATTTATAAATTATTTAGATAATGAAAGATATATAATAGATTATTATTTATATTTTTAATTATTTTATTTTTTACGTTAAAAAAAGTATTTTAATAAATTTTTTTATAATAAATATGGATATTCAAGATCAACATCAAAATCAAAGTCAAATTTCATCTATTACAGTAACAAATCAAAATGAAGCATTACAATTACTTGTATATTTTATTAATGTAGCTTATAAAAGAAATTCATTTTCATTAGAAGAAGCATCTAAAATATATGAATGTATCAAAATGTTTTCAGCAAATACAAATACAAACTCAAACTCAAATTCAACTTAATTATTTTATAAAAATATATATTTATTTTATATATATTTTTTAAATTTATAATACACCTACTGAATAAAATTATTTTATAATTCGAAATCAATAACTACTGGATAATGATCTGAATTCATTTTTCCACAATATTCTGAATAATTATGATAAATAAATACATCTTTTATTCTACTTTCAAAAAAATTACTTATCAATATATGATCTATCATTGAATAATCTTTATTTGACATTGTATCACAATTATTGTCAGAATCATACCAATCACTATACCTTTCTTTTTGGTCTAACCTACAGACACTATTAGTTAATAAATATGTTCCTGCTTTATCACCTTCAATTCCTTTTATTATATCTAAAACTCTTGATGTAGGTTTATTTGAATTCATATCTAATACTTCCATATCATAATCATTCATATCTCCCATAACAATAACTTCATATTTTTTTAAAAAATATTCATAAATTATATTTTGCAATACTTGAGCTTGAGCTTCACGTTGAACACATCTTGATGGATCAGTTGGTATTGCTAATAAATGTGTACCTATTAATGCAACATTTATTTTTTCTAATGATGTGTTTGAATTTAAATTTAAACTTAATTCTGTTATGTAATGTTTTGAAACACCTGTAGTTCCAGATACAGTTACATTTCCACATTTAGTTCCTTTAATTGGATATGATATTCTTTCGTCACTTCTATATAAATTTATAATAGGATCAATTTTTGTTATCATTCCAACATTTTGTCCTGTTGACGTATCAGTTCCTTGTATTAAATATGAATTATAATTATTTGATATATTTTCATTTTTATTTGTATTGATTTCATCTATTAGCATATTTAATTCATTACAACTTTCTACTTCACATATATTAATAATATCAGGATTTAATTCAGTTATAATATTTGAAATTAAAGACATATGATAATTTGCATCATCAAATGTAGTCCATGAACATCCATTCCCAGGACAATTTGAAGAACTATGATAATCAATAAAAAGCCATTCAGCATTAAATTGAACTAATCTAAGTTTTGAATTGTCTTCTCTTCTGTCATTTGAATAATTATATTTTATATGAGGACAATCATATGAAGAAGAAAATACAAATTTAAAAAATGACATAAAAAAAAATATATTTATAATTTTAACAAAAAACATTTTCTCTTTTAAAAAGTGTTGAAAATAAAATTATAAAATTAAAAAATTATAAAAATATTTTAATATTATTGATCTTTCAATAAATAATTGAATAATTCTAATAATTCTTCATCTTCATCCATTTGCTTATAATTTTCATTTTTTAAATTATTTATAATTATTTCTTCTTCTTCATCTTTTTTAATTAATTCTTCACAATTTGAACTATAAGTAACTAATTCAGTTTCTTTTACATTTTTTTTTGTTTTTTCTAAATTTATTTCATTTTCTAAAGTTTTTTTATCAATTATTAAATTATTTTTATTATTAGAATTTAATATTAATAATAAATTTCTAGAAAAACTTTTATGTGTTATATTCATACTTATAAAAAAATAAGAAATACATTCCATCAAATATTTAATTGATATTGAAGACATTTTAAAAAAATATATATATTTATTATTTAAAATATATATTTTAAATTTATATTATTATTTTTAATATTTATCATAAAAAAATATTGAATTATTAAATTATTTTTCTTCTTCATCAGTATCAGAATCACTTAACCAATTTCTCTTTTTTGTTTCATTTGTATTTGTTTCTGATGTTTTTGTTTCATCAAAAGTTACACTAATTGATTTTAATGTTTCAGCTGGATTCAAAAATTTTAATCTTTGATTATTTTGTTGATTGTGTAATTGAGAAGATTTTTGTCTTTCTTGTCTCTTTGTTCTTTCGTTTGTTCTTTCGTTTGTTCTTTCATATCTATTATCATTATTATATTGATTATTATATTGATTATTTACTTGTCTTGTTTGAATGTTTTCATGTGTTTTTAAATTATTGTCATTAAATTTTATTGATGGTTTAAAATTATGTTCTTGTTTTAAATTATTTCTTCTACTGCCACTATTATTTAATTTGTGTGAATAAACTTTCCAATATTTGTTTGGTTCATAAGTTATTGTTATAAAATTATCATCATCATTTATCAATTTTAATCTGGTTTGATCTGCATTTGAATTTCTATACCATTCAGTCATGTAAATAGTAAATGCTATTCCTTCTTGTTGATTTTTATTATTAAGTGTTGGTCTTGATTGAACACGATCTATTAATCCTAAATTTAATTCGGTTAAAATATTATAAACATCTTTACTTGTTACATATTTTGGAGACCATTTAATATATAAACTAGGTTCATTTAATGGTAAATAATTTAAAACATTTGAGGATACAATATTATTGTTTGACATTTGTTTATTTATTGTTTATTAAATATATTTATTATTTAAATTGTTTTACAAAATAAAATATTTTCAATTTTTTATTTTTTATTTTTTATTTTTTTATTTTTTTAATTTTAATTATTTATATAATTCAAAAACATTTCTTTTATTTTTGTTAAATTATAAATTAATTCTTTTGGCATATTTATTCTTCTTTTTGAATTGTAATTGAATATCAACTCATTCATAATCCAATCATCTATATTTTCTAGTACATATATTATATCTTCATTAATAATTTGTTTAAAATTATTTATAGTAGTTTTTTCTAATTTTGTTTCATGTGAATAAGTTAACATATTCATTTTTGATATATTTTGACTCAATTTAAATAAATTATCACGCAATGTTGATTTTTGTAACATTAAAATTGTTGATAGTAATAAAGATGTGTTTATTATTAATTTATTATTCATTGTTATTGAACTAACATTCATTATACAAATATATTTGTTTATTTTGTTAATTATTTATTTTATTATTTTTATTTTTCAATTTTTACCAATAAAAAAATTGAAAATAACTTAATATTTTTAGTTATTTTTAATATTATTAAACAAAAAAAAGATAATAAACAATAAAAAATGAATTTTAAAAATGCATACAATTTACACAAAGTAAAATCAAATTTAAGTAGTTGTAATTATGATTGTGAAGAAGGAATTATTAATTTTATTTTAAAAAATAATAATATAATAATTAAAAATATTGTCATAAATTTACAATCAAAATTAAAAAATGAAAATGTAAATATTATAAATGAATTAATTAATTATATAATAGAAGATCAATATTTTGAAAATCTTATAATAAATGATTATATTTATATTAATTTAACTTCACAAAATATTTTGGATTTAAATATACAATTATATACAGATGGAATTAAAACTATAACTAATGTTACAAATGTTTTATTTGAAAAAAATGGATTAAATATAAAAAATACAGATATTAAAGATACAAATAATCAAATTTATTTTATTATTACCATAGAAAAATCTTATTCAAAATTTATTTCAAAATTAGAAAATGAATGGTCTGATTTATGGTTTGAAAAAATGTCAAATGCAAATTTACGTTTAGTATGGAATTTAATTGATAGTTCAAATATATCTTTAAAAAAACTTAATAAAATTATATTAGAAAAAAGATTTAACAGCATATTATTTTCAACACTTTGTAAAAATTCAAATATTACAATGGAATTTATTAAAAACAATGCAGAAAATATAAACTTTAATTATCATGACATTTTTAAAGGAAAATTATTGACATATAATATGATTAAAAAAAATGAAAATATGTTATTCGATGGTTGTAGTAAAAAAAGAATAAAAGATTATTTTGATGTTTTATGCCAAAATCCAAATATTACAATGAAAGATATTCAAGAAAATCCAGATAAATTTAATTGTTTACGTAATTTATCTAGAAATCCAAATATAACATGGGAATTTATTAAATCTAAAATTGATGAAAATAGACAATCATTAATAAATATTGATTGGACTTTACTATGTTTAAATTATAATTTAAAATTTGAAGATATTAAATATATTTGGCTTAATTATCCAAATATATTCATAGAACATAGATTTGGGGTTAATCCAAATATTACATGGGATATAGTAAAAAATAATATGGATATTCCATGGAATTGGGTTGATATAAGTGAAAATTATAATATTACTTGGCATATTATCAAAAATAATTTAAATAATAATTTATATAATTGGAATTGGTGTTCTATTAGCATGAATCAAAATATAACATGGGATATTGTTGAAGCAAATCCTGATATGCCATGGGATTATAATGGTTTAAGTTTGAACCCAAATATAACTTTTGAAATAATTGATGCAAATCCTGATAAACCTTGGATATGGACCTTTATATCAACAAATGATTTTATGAAAGAAATATACATGAGACGCAAATTATCTGATTGGTTTAAACGAAGTGAATTAAAGGAAGAACTGATGAAAGTTGTATGGCATCCAAGAAATTTCTGGAAATTTCCATATTTAGATCCTGAAACATTTGGAGATGTGAGTGAAAATGATGATGAATGTTAGTTATAATTTATAAATTTTTTATTTGTTTGTAATAAAAAAATAGAAGACATTAAAATTAAACAATTCTTTTTAAATTATTTTTTTAATTATATATTTTAATTAAATATTTTTAATTTTTTTTCATCAAAGTGATATAATTGAAATTGTAAAAAATCAAATAAATTTACTTGATAATACAACATTTAAATATTGGAGAATTTATCGTGATTTTAAATTGTATTTTAGAAGAGTAGAAATTAATATACCAAATTTAACCGAAGAAGAAAAAATTAATAATCCAGAATACATAGGTAAACTTGTTATGAATGAAGAAAATAAAGAACTAACACAAAAATCCTATGATTTAGGATATAAAATTTGCAGTTTATATTTATCTTATTATATTGAAGATATAAGTAAAAGATTAGAACATTGTGAAAATTTATTAACTGAATTGACAAATGAAAATGAAATTTTAAAAGTTAAAAAATATATATCAAAACTTAAAAGAATTTATAAATTATAATTTATTTCTTCAAAAACTTTCTTAAACATTTATATAATTCTTCTGCTTCTTGTCTTGTAACTACATTTTCGCTTTCTGAATTTGGTCCTTGAATAAGTATGC